GGTGACCAATTCACTCTTTCAGTATTTTTGAGCGGCACAGGAAGCATTAGAGTTCAGGCGCTGCAAGGGCCTGGCAGCGGTTTTGGGGACGACGAAACGGTTGTCCTGACAGGGACGCCAACTAGGTACATCGCAACACGCACATCTGGTGTCACGGGCGCCGGTCACGGGTTCAGAGTTCTGGGTGCTGGGGACAATTCGTCAGCAACGGTCAAGATTGAAAAATTCCAACTAGAACAACGCTCCAGCGTCACCTCCTACACCCCAACCACGACGCAGCCGATCACCAATTATATTCCGGTGCTGCTGACTGCTGCCGCCGATGTGCCGCGCTTTGATCATGATCCCGCTACCGGCGAGTCTTTGGGGCTGCTGGTGGAGGGTGCGGCGACGAATCTGCTGCAGAAGTCAGATGACTTTGGCGACGCTTACTGGACAAAGTTCGATGCAACCATTTCGTCCAATGCAATCGTGGCTCCCGACGGCACCCTGACTGGTGACAAGTTCGTTGAAGATTCTGGAGCTGGGAAGTTTCCGCAGGTTTATAAAACAGGCGTTGCGGCATCCAATGTCACGCATACACTGAGTATTTACGCAAAAGCTGGCGAGAGGAACTGGATTGTAGTCAACAACAACAGCGGGTTTGGCAGCTACAGAGCGTGGTTCAATCTCTCGACTGGCACCGTTGGAACAGTTGATGCTGGAATCACAGCAGACATACACGATTGTGGAGACGGGTGGTATCGATGCGAGGTCGCTCGTGAAACGGCGATTTTCGCAGCTCAGCTTGCTGCAGTGCAAATTGCCCCGGGCGATGGCGTGCAATCGTATACTGGTGACGGATCAAGCGGCCTTTATATTTGGCGAATGCAGTTTGAAGTCGGCTCCAAGGCCACCAGCTCCATCAAGACCGAAGCCAGCACAGTCACCCGCGCTGCTGACCTTCCAGTAATGACCGGGACGAACTTCTCAAGCTGGTTCAATGCGGCAGAGGGGACGTTTGTTGTGGATATGTCGGTTAATTCGGCGGCGGGTACGGCGTTTTTATTTGTTGCAGGGAACGCCGCCGCAGATAATGCTCTATACATGACAAGAGCCCCGGGCAATGAAATCATCCAAGGCGAAAGTTTCATTACTCCTACCAATGTGTCTCTCCCCACTATTTCAGTTTCAAGCGGCGAGTTTTTTAAAACCGCTTATGCGTACAAGGCAAACGATTATGCAGTATCCACGGACGCTTCTGCGCTGGCCACAAATACATCGCTGTTAGTCCCTGCTGGCATTGACCGCCTTGGTATTGGTTATTTGTACGAGGGGGCTAGCGGTCACATTAACGGCACCATCAAGCGCCTTACCTACTACCCAAGACGCCTGACAAATGGCAACTTGCAAGAGCTTACTTCGTGAGGGCGTGACATGAGACTAGCAGCCGTTGCTTTTGCCACCATCCCCATATCCCCCGCACTGGAATGGCCTGATAGCGCGAATGGGAGCAACGGAACACTGCCGGCTGCAGGGGCAAGCAAGGTTACAATCAGAAAATGACGGAGCGCAAAGGCATGGACGGACTGATCAAACTGGTAACAGACAACCTCGTTTATGGGTGGTTTTTGGCTATGGCTTTTTGGGGCGGGACGGCAAACTATATATCCAGGCGGGCGCGTGACAAGACGCCTTTTTCCATTGTTGAGCTGGTGGGCGAGTGGTCAGTGTCTGGATTTTCCGGCCTGATCACGGCGTACATCTGCACGGACATGGGGCTGTCTTTTGCGCTCACCAGCGCGGCGGCAGGCATAGGCGGCCACATGGGCGGTCTGGCAATCTATCTGATCGAACAGATTGCGCTGCGACGCATCGGCGGCGGTGACAAGTGAAGTCAATCGACGACCTGATCCAGCGCGAGGGCGGATACAGCGACCACCCGGCAGACAAGGGCGGGCCGACCATGTACGGCATTACCGAGCGCAAGGCGCGCGAGCACGGCTACCTCGGCAACATGAGAGATATGCCCCGCACGCTGGCCGAGACGATCTACATGGGAGAATACTGGATCAGGACGAACATCAGCCGCCTGCGACCGCACAGCGTGGCCGAGGAGGTGCTGGACAGCGCGGTGCTACACGGGCCCGGGACGGCGATCATGTGGCTGCAGGTCGCGCTGAATGCGTTCAACGACCACGGCAAGCTGTACGCTGATTGCAAGACCGACGGAATACTCGGAACAAAAACGCTGGAGATCGTCGCCGCCTACATGGCCGCGCGCGGGAAGCAGGACGGCGAGGCGGTGCTGGTGCGGGCTTTGAACTGCTTGCAGGGCGCCTACATGATCGAGCTGCGCCAGGAGGATTTCGTTTTTGGGTGGATACGGCACCGCGTGTCGGTAGCAAGGGGGCCGGACGCATGATGGACGTGATCGAGACGTGCGCCCGCCTGAGTGCGGCGATCTACACCGGGGCGATACCGGACGACATAGGCGTCACGCAGTGGCACCACATCCGCAACGACGACACCGACACGCTGGCGCTGGTGTGCGTGACCGACGAGGCGCTGATCGTCACGGTGCAGGGCAGCGAGTCGAAACGCGACTGGCTGAACAATATCAAGATTGTGAAAACAGAATTTCACGGGATCCTCGCGCACAAGGGGTTTGCATGGTGCGCCGAGTCAATCCTGCCCGACGTGCTGGCCGCGATAGCGCGAGATCCGGTCAAGCCGGTAATTCTGACCGGGCACAGCCTGGGGGGCGCGATAGCGACGCTGCTGGCGGTCGCCATGAGGCCGCAGGAGGTGAAGCTGATCACATTCGGACAGCCACGGGTCAGCACCTCGCGCGAGCTGAAACTGGCGCTGTACGGCGAGTACATCCGCGTCGTGAACGGCAGCGACGTCGTGCCGCGCAGCCCGTGGCTGGGGTACAGCCATGCCGGGACGTGCGTCTATCTGGACAACAATGGCCGCAAGCGCATCGACCCCGGCGAGATCGCCATGTTCGCCGACAGGACAATGACTTTAAAACAACACCAGCGCGGCACCGATCACCGGGCCGGGGATTATGTGAAGGAGTATAAGCGATGCACCGAGTGATGATTGCACTGGCCGCAGCGGCGCTGTCCGGGTGCACGTTCGTGCGTTACGACGCCGGCACGCTGACCGTGATCGACCTGCACCCAGGCGGTGAGCAGATCACGCTGGACGGCGAACTGGTGGAGCGTGGCCGCATCAGCGTGAACAGGCAACAAGGCAGCAGCGCCGAGGTAATCGGGGTTGCAGTTGACGCCGCAGTCGGGCTATGATCGTCCCGACGTAGTCAACAGGCGTAGAACTTGCCCCCGACAGTGATGCCGGGGGATTTTTTCACACCACACCCCCAGCCTCAACCCAACACACCGCAAACCCGTCACGAGCCGCCGGCATTTTCTCCCGCGAGTCGTATGTCATGGTCACCAGCGCCCGCAAGCCACCCAGCGCCCGCATCAGCCCGGCGCGACCGGGGCCGTCCAGTATGTCGGCGGCATCCACAACGATCAGCGGAGACGCCTCGCGGTCCGCTTGCCATATCTGCAAGGCCACCCGCACGCGAAACTGTTCGGACGCACTCAGGAGCGCATACGGGCGACCGGCTGCGGCGATCGAGCCGTCCGACTGTACCGTGGCAGGCTTCCAGCCGGCGCGAGTGCAGATATCACCGACCTGCTGATTCATCGCCTCGATCTGCGACTCCAAAGCATCGCGCCGCAACCCGTCCGGGGATAGCAGGTCTGCAATCATGGCCGAGCGCAGCACGCCCTGGCGCTGTTTCTCGGCGTCCATCATGCGGCGATAGTCCAGCGCCTGCGCCTGCGCCGCGTGCAATGCCTCTGAGGCTTCGCTATGGCTCGATCCAGACGAGGCCGGCATATTCTCCAGCGTCGCCACCGCGTCGTGCGCCGCGTTACGCTCGCGGGCTGCAGCGGCCACCGCATCGCGGGCCTGTCGCAACGCTGTCAGCGCGGAGGTGTGGGCGGCCAGCGCCTTACCGTGGCTGCCGTCGTCGGTCTTGATCTGCACCGGGTGGCGCAATTCAGTGGCAGACACGACCACCAGGGCGACGCCGCAGTCGGGACAGGCGGCTGTCGTTTCTGGCTTGCCTGGCGCTGGTGTGCGGCGCAGCGTTTCGGCGGCGCTGGCTTCGGTCTGTTCCAGCGCGGAGGTCCTGGCGCGCGCCTGATCGTGAGCCGTTTCCAGATCAGGCAGGCGCGCCGCCAGTGCCTGCAGCCGGTCGATCTCCGATTGCGCCACGGCGCTTGTCGCCACCGCCGCGTCGTATGCAGCCTGCGACACGGCAACCGCCTGATTGATCGCCTCGGGGTCGGTCATGGTCAGCGTGGCAGGCTTCCATCCTTGTGCTTTTTGCTCGCCCCATCGCTCGCCCGTGATTTGCTCCCAAGCGCCTTTTGCCTTGGTGCCATTGTCCCGCGCACGAGCGTGCGCCGCGTCCCAGCCGTTTGCAGTGATCTCGCCGAGCACGGCATCGACCCCGGCAGCCGGCAGGCCGATACCTGTCAGCGCAGCGACCACCGCCTCGCGCGCGGGTTCGGCTTTGAGGTTTTCGATCAGCCACGGGCCGCGCTCCTTGGGTGGCATTGTCGCCAGCGACTCGACGCCGGCAGTCATGGCGCTGAACACGGGCGCAGGATCGCCGGACACGGTGCCACCGGGCCAGTGCACGGTAATGCCATTGAGCGATGCGCTGCCGGACTTTTGGCCGTCGCGTAGCAGCAGGCGGGCATCCTTTTTCAGCATTCCGGCCACGGGCGCCGCCGTTTGCATCAGGCACGCCGCAGCGGCCATCGAGACGGACGTTTTGCCGGCGCCATTCATGCCGCAGACCAGGGTGATTTTATCCAGCGGGATCTCGGCGGATTCAATGCCGCGCAAGTTTTTGATTGTGAGATTCATGCGCCGAACCCCCAATCGTCGGAGTCAGCCGGGGGCGCTGGCGGCAGCTCTGGTGCGGGCTCGACCGGGGCCGGGGCTGGCTTGCGTCCGCGTGGCGCGCGTGTTTCGGCGACTGGTGGTGGCTCGACTGCGGCGGGCTCGGCGACAGGGGGCCGCGCCGTGTGCACGATTACGTCGGACACGTCCAGATCAGGCTGCGGAGCCTGCACGAACGTGCGCCCCGTGGCAGGCGCTGCGGGGGCGGGGATGTCCGCAAAATCCTCGATTTCCTCGGGCGTGTGCATTCCCATCAAAATGTCGCTGGCGTACAGATTCCCGAAAAACTTCGCCGCACGATAGCGCAGCATCAGCTCGGGCATGGTCTGCCATTTGCTGCCTGATTTGCTATACCATCCTTCGGCCTTCGCCATTGCGATCGACACGGGCGGGCCTTCCAGTACCTCGCCGCCTGTTGTCTTGTCGATAGCGTGCGCGACGCAGGTTTTTTGGTCGCCTTCGCCAGTGACGCGAAAACGCAACGGGCCGAAACGCCCGCACGAATTCAGCGCCGCGATCACGAACTGGCTGGACCAGCTCGGGCGCCCGTGGATGACGTGCATATTTTGCATGACGGCCATAGGGCTCGATCCGGTACGCTGCGCCATTTCCAGCGCGACGAGCGTGTTTGCCACGTTCCCGCGATAGTCCTGCGGCACAAGTGACGACGACGCAAGCGCCTGCGCGATGCGCTGCCCATCCTGAAATGCGGTCATGCTGTTGTAGATGCTGCCGGTCGAAACGGGCAGGGCTGGCAGTGTGTCTGTCATTGTGTTACCTCGCTGGGGGTTAAATTACACCGGGATCAATACACCCGGCGCTCTGGCACATTCATCAGCTCGACGCCGGGCCATGTGCCCGTGCGTTCGCACTCGGCAACGGCCTGCAGATCCTGCTGATACTCCAGCCGCCCGCGCTCAATGCACGAGGGCTGCAATTCTATGACGCGGACCGGGTATCGGCCCATCTCGCGCCGCTTGCCGACCACGAGGAACACGAAAAGGTCCACGGGCTCGCCGACCGCTGCGGCGCCGTCGCTGTAAAATGCCGCCTGCACGTCGTATCGGTAATCGCGCACCGACCAGTGAAATTTCGCCGCGTCGTCGGTGGTTTTCACGTCGATCATAATGCGCGAGGGCCGAGCCCATCGGTCAGGCCGGCAGCGGCACAGCAGCCCCGTGGCCGGGTCGATCCAGTACACGCTGGACTCCGACTCGCCGGGCATCGCCAGCAGCGCGCGCGCCTCTGGGTGTGCCATCACGCTCGCGTGCATATTGCGGATCACCTCGTCGTCCTCGGCGCTGATAATCTGCCGGCCACGATTCTCGCGGGAGAACCGTTCTGCGTCGTCCTTTCCGGCATTGGAGCGCCGATTAAACACGGGCTCGATCACATATCGGTCGGCAAACTCGGCAGGCTCCAGCAGCAGACAGTGGACTGCGTGGCCTATGTCCGCCGCGTCGCTGTGCGTGTACGGGCTGCGCCGCGCCCATTGGATCAGGCCGGGAGCCTGGCGCACGAGATCGAGCTGGGATTTCGAGTAGCCGGGGCCGCCGTGGTAGTCGTCGGCGGTGATGCCTTTATAGATGCCGGGGGTCATGGGTGCCTCGTCGCTGGGTTAAGTGAGGGGCAGTGTAAATAACGCTTGCACACTATGCAAGCCCTGTTTTATATTCTGCGGCGTGACTACAGGACACCACCACGAGGCAGACATGATCGACCGAAATTTCTTGATTTACGCGCTGCAAGAAAAGCAGCAGCAATACGAAACGCGACCGAGCCGCCAGCTCGAAATTGATATGGATATGATCTGGAGGGAGCTGTGCAAAACAAACTGACCTCGATACTGACTCGAGCCGCCGACCACGGCGTCACCGTGTACGCCGCCTGCAAGCGGTCGGGCATCAGTCAGACCACCGTGATGCGGTGGAAGAAGGGCGAGCACCAGCCCACCGAGGCGGCGCTGGGGGCTTTTTGTGGGGCGGTCGAGGCGATAATTATTGAGAGGGGTGGGCGATGAAATATCTTGTCAATCAGAGCACGAAAGAGCACATCGTATATAACGATGACAAAATGTCACCGGTAGGAATTTGGCGCATTGTCGAAGCCGACGACGAAGGCTGGATTCCTTGGAGCGGGGGAGAGTGTCCGTTGCCGGATGATGCGAGATGCAACTGGCTTACGCGAGGAGAGAGTATTTTTTCAGCCGGTAAGGTGACTGAAAAGGCTGGATACCTTGCATTTGCGTCAGGGGCGATCATCGCCTACCGCCCCATCCTCTCAGAGACTGCGGAGAAGGAAGAACCGCGCCGCCCCGGTCGCACCATTGCATTTATCCCGCCGACCGAGCACAACGTATTCACCCGCCTGCACGAAGCCACCGCAGCAGCCGAGTCGATTCCCGGCATAATCAAGGAGATCGACGAGCTGCTGGCGCCTGCGGGGTATTGTGTGGCGAGGCGGCAGGTGGAGCCGTCCGGCATTGATGAGCTTACCGAGAAAGTCATGGATGGGAAAATGACGCCAAACAAGGAGCGCCAGATTCAGAGAATTGTGCGCGAGTGCGAGAAGGACGGCATTATGCCGGAAAGAGTGATCGACGCAATTATGCGAGGGCTGCTGTAATGCACTATCTAATCCAAAAAACCACCCGCCAGCACATCGCAGTCGCCGACGATATGCCGTGCCCGGTGGAGTGCATCAAGGTGAGGGCGGACGCGCAGGGGTGGGTCGTATATCGAGACGTCGTGTGCCCGGTGCCAATAAACAGCCGCGTGGATGTGGTGGGCAAAGCAGGCTCGCCGCTGTATGCACGAGAGGCGAGCGGCATCTGGTGGGATCGCGTGGCGAAATACCGCCCCGGGTGCGACACCATCATGGCCCGTGCCGGCGAGACAGTCGACGACCTGCCCGCAGACCCCGCACCAGGCCACGAACTCGCCGCCATGCTCCTCTCAATAATCTGCGCCTTCGCACTCGGCGCCCTGATCGGCTGGGGCTGGATGTGAAGCCGAGACAGTACCAGCTCGACGGGCTTGCCGACATTCGCGCCGCGCTGACCGGCGTGCCAGCGAAGTCGCACCGCCCACGGGTCGGGCACTCGGGGCGGGCGCGCCGGGTGGTGTATGTGCTGCCGACAGGCGGAGGCAAGACTTTTGTTTATGCACAGATCGCGCAGGGCGCCGCCAGCAAAGGAAAAAAAATCCTTATCCTGGAGCACCGGAAGGAACTGATTAAGCAGGCCGGCGTCGCGCTCGCTCGCATCGGCGTGCACCACGAGGTGATCGCCCCGCCCGAAAAAATCCAATACTGCCGCACCGCACAACTGAAGGAGGCCGGCGCCTCGCTGGTCGCGCACGGGGCCAGCGTGGCGGTCGCGTCAATTCAGACCCTGGCGCGTCGCATGGCGTGGCTGGACGAATTCGCGCCGGACATAGTGATCACAGACGAGTGCCACCATGCCATCGCAGGCACATGGCAGCGCGTCATGGCGGCCACGACTGAGGCGGTGCACATCGGCGTCACCGCGACCCCGTGCCGCACGAACGGGCAAGGGCTGCGCGAGGTTTTCGAGGTGCTGGTGCTGGGGCCGTCGATGGCCGACCTGATCGACGACGGCTATCTGGTGCCGCCGAAAATCTACGCGCCGCCGATCACTGCGGATCTCGACTCGGTGGCGATCAAGGCCGGCGACTACGACGCCGAGGCGATGGCCGACATACTGGACAAGCCGACGATCACGGGCAGCGCGGTCGAGCACTATGCCAAGCACTGCCCCGGCGTGCCGGCGATTGTGTTTTGCTGCAACCGACGACACGCGGGCCATGTGGCCGAAATGTTCCGCGAGGCCGGGTGGCGTTTCGAGCTGATCGACGGCACGATGGCCGACGCCGAGCGCGACAGGCTGATCACCGGGCTGGGCACTGGCGCCGTGCAGGGGCTGTGCAGCGTGGACCTGATCAGCGAGGGCACGGACATTCCGCGAGCCGAGGCCGCTTTCATGCTGCGCCGTACCATGAGCGAGTCGCTATACCTGCAGATGACGGGCCGCGTCCTGCGCCCGGTGTACGCGCCGGGGCATGACATGGGCACGCTGGAGGGCCGGCTGCAGGCGATCGAGGGCTCTGGCAAGGCGCACGGCCTGCTGTTTGATCACGTCGGCAACTGGGTGCGCCACGGCAAGCCGCAGGACCACCGCGAGTGGACGCTGGAGGGCCAGAAACGCCGCAAGCGCGCGCCGACGGACGAGCCCGTCGAGACGTTCGCACAGTGCCCCGCCTGCTACCACGTACACGACCCGGCGCCAGTGTGCCCCGAGTGCGGCCACGTTTATCAGGTGGACCCGAGGCGCGGCCCCAGGCTGATCGAAGGCGAGCTGCAGGAGGTGGCGTACAGCCCCGAGGAAATCGCCCGGCGCGAGCGTGCGGAGCAGATACTGCGCGAGGCGAAAGCGAAATCCCGCGACCGAATTATTCAGGAGGCGCGAGCCGAAAAGGCACGTCTGCGCGTCGAGCTGTGGTCACTGGTACGCCAGCACGCTCGCGGGCCGACACACGAGGAAATTATGAGGATGAAACCGAAAGAGCTGCGGCTGTCGATAGAGGGGTTTGGGGACGAGGTGTTTATGGGGAGGGTCAGCGCATGACGGTCACGCTGCTGCACATGGATTGCATGGAGTACATGAGGACGCTGCCGGACAAAGCGTTTGATTTGGCGATTGTTGATCCGCCTTATGGGATTGATGTTGCAAGAGCAGGCAATGTAGGGAGCAGCAAGCTCGCCAAAGCTACCGCCTACGCAGCCAAAAAATGGGATAGGTCATGCCCGCCCGCAGAATATTTCCATGAACTGGAGAGGGTGTCTGCCAATCAAATTATATGGGGCGCTAACCACATGGCTGACCTAATCGCTAGGCGGTCCCCATGCTGGCTTGTCTGGGACAAAGATAACAGCGCGGATTTTGCAGACTGTGAGCTGGCGTATACATCATTCAAAACCGCCGTTCGTAAATTCCTGTTTAGGTGGAATGGCATGCTGCAGCAGGACATGGCTAATAAAGAACTTCGCATTCACCCGACACAGAAGCCCGTCGCGCTCTACAAATGGCTCCTGAAAAACTACGCCAAACCCGGCGACAGAATTCTCGACACCCATCTCGGCAGTGGGTCGTCAGCAATAGCCGCGCATTATGGCGGGTTTGATTTCGTCGGCACTGAATTGGACGCCGACTACTACGCCGCAGCCGTCCGCCGTTTCAACGCCGAGACGAGCCAGCTCGACATGCTGGGAGGATTCAATGGCCCTACATGAATCCAACATCTTCACCCGCACCAGCAAGCGCCTGTCCGAACTCGGCGCCCGCCTGTTCCGCAACAACGTCGGGAGCGCGTGGACAGGGCCGGGTCTGACGCTGAAACCCGGCCAGCACTATACAGGCAAGGGTGGCGAGCGCGTCATATTTGCCCCCCGCCTGATCGCATTCGGGCTGCACAAGGGCAGCGGCGACGGCATCGGATGGGTGACGCGGACCGTGACCCCGGATATGATCGGGCAGCGCGTGGCCGTGTTCCTGTCCGTCGAGACGAAAACCGACACCGGGCGCACGAGCGAGGAGCAGCAGACATGGCTCGCCAACGTGGCGCGGGCTGGCGGGCTGGCAATAGTAACCAACGACGACAAGGAGGCCGCGCAGTGGCTGATGACGCAGATCGAGCACAAGAAATAACCGAGGCGGCGATGGCCGCGTGGCGACCCGTGCACAAGTACACCGCGCCGACTGGCGAGTGCCAGAATCCGGCGTGTCTGAATGAATTTCCAGAGGGTGACACAAGGCTTTACTGCGACCGCGTGTGTGCGGACAGGGGGGCGCATTATGGCAAGCGGTAGACTGTGGGACTCCCGCGAGCCCGAACTGCGCGCAATGGCCGGGACCATGCCGGCGCACGAGATCGCCCGGCACTATGGCGTGACCCGTGGCGGGCTGTCCTATCAGGCGAGCCGGCTGGGCATCAGCCTGGCGCTGCCGCCCGAGCTGCGGCGACGCGACTGTGGCGGCGGTCCGAGGCGGGTGTGGGCATCCAGGCGGGCCGAGCTGCCAACGCTCGCGCAACAGTTGACCGACAGCCAGATCGCCGCGCACTATGCGTGCGACCTGCACGTCCTGCGCGCCAAGGCGAGGCAGTGGGGCATAGAATTACAGCGGGGCGAGCCGATGGCGCGTGCCGTGTTACCGTGGCGCATCACAACGATATGAAGGAACCCCAGCGATGACCGACTATGCAGAGCGCCTGCGCCAGATCAGGCGCGACAATAATTTGACAGCGGCTGAAATGGCCGCTTTTTTATCCGTCAGCCGCCGACGTGTGTGGCAGATGCTGGCCGGCGATGTGCCTGTTCCTGCGTCCGTGATCACGGAGCTGGAGGTGCGACTTGCGTCACGATAAAGAGGAAATACTCGCCCGTGTGCGGCTGGAGCAGGTCGTCGAGGCGTCCGGGGTGGAACTGAAACGCAAGGGCCGCGAGCTGGTGGCGTGCTGCCCTTTTCACGCCGAGAACTCGCCATCCTTTACCGTCACGCCCGACGAGCAAAAATTCTACTGTTTCGGCTGTGGCGCTGGCGGCAACGCGGTCGAGTACATCATGCGGCACCGTGGCGCGCAATTTCAGGAGGCGCTGCAGTACCTTGCCGAATTCGCAGGCACTGCCACCGAGGCGCCAGCACCGGCACCGAAACGCAAGCGCGTCGAGGCGACCGCAGCCCCCGAATGTGCCCCGCCGAAATCACTGCGTATCCAGCGCACAACCGGCTGGATAGAGACGCCTGTCGTCGCCGCGTGGTCGTATCGGGACCGCACCGGGGCGCTGTGGTCGTATGCCTGCCGCGTCGAGCCCGAGCCCGGCAAAAAAGATGTGATCCCGGTGACATGGCGCGACGGCAAGTGGAAGCAGGGCGCGCTGCCCGAGCCGCGCCTGCTGTACGGCATGGAACTGCTGGACACGCCCGGCCCGGTGCTGGTGGTCGAGGGCGAGAAAACCGCCGACGCTGCCCGCCGCTTGCTGCATGGTCGCCTTGTCGTGAGCTGGCCCGGTGGTTGCAAGGCTGTGGCGAAAGCCGACTGGTCGGTGCTGGCCGGGCGCAAGCTGATGCTGTGGCCGGATGCGGACGCTGCTGGGCTGGACGCGATGCGTACCGTCGCCAAGGTGCACGGCGGCGAGTGCCGCATGGTCACGCCGTCGCCGGATTGGCCGCAGGGCTGGGATCTCGCCGACGCCGAGGCCGAGGGCTGGACGATGCAGGCGGTGGTGGATTACATGAAGCAGCACAGCGGGCCGGTCAGCGAGCCGGTCGAGGAGCCTGCCAGCGAGCAGCCGCGCTATGACGACCAGCCGCCGCCTGATATTCCGCCGCCAGACGAGCCGCCGCCCGTGGAGTACCATGACGAGGCCGACCCGTTTCGCGTGCTGGGGTGGGATCGAGGAGAGGCGTATTACCTGCCACGGGACAGCCGGCAGGTCGTGTCGCTGTCAGCCGCAGCGCATACAAAATTGAACCTGCTGTCCATTGCCCCGCTGTGGTGGTGGTCGCAGAATTACCGGCCCGCCAAGCGAAACGACGCCGACGGCGTGGACTGGACGCTGGCCGCCGACGCGCTGCTGAGAAAAGCAAAAAAACAAGGCATTTTCGACCGCGACATGATCCGAGGACTCGGCGCGTGGTGGGACGATGGCCGCTGCGCCGTGCACCTGGGCGAGTCGGTCCAGCTCGACGGCAAGCCGTACAGCGTGGACAGCGTGCCCAGCCGCTACACTTACGAACTGGCGAAGGCCACCAGGATCGGCACGTCGGCGCCGCTGACCAGCGAACAGTCGCGCAAATTTGTTGCGATATGCGAGTCGCTACGCTGGGAGCTGCCGGTGTACGGCAAGCTGTGCGCCGGCTGGATATTCCTCGCGCCGATCTGCGGGGCGCTGGACTGGCGTCCGCATATGTGGATTACGGGCGAGCCTGGCAGCGGCAAGACCACGATTGTCAACATGATAAAACGCGCGCTTGGGCGCAATCTGATCCTGTTCCTGGGCGACACAACGGAGGCCGGCGTGCGGCAGACGCTGGCGAGTAATGCCATGCCGGTGCTGTTCGATGAATTCGAAAGCGAGCGCAAAAAATCCGCGCAGCGTGTCGAGGATGTAATGTCACTGATCACCCAGGCATCGAGCGAAACCGAGGGAATACTGGCGAAGGGCGGCATGGGTGGCAAGGCGACGGCGTTTCGCATCCGGTCGATGTTCTGTTTCTCCAGCGTGGCCGTGGCAATAAAGCAGGCCGCCGCCCGCTCGCGCATCACCGTGCTGTCGGTCCGCACCGCCGAGGCCGCGACGCCTGAGAATATCGCGCAATATAATGCTCTGATGCACAACATCGAGACCACGCTGCGCCCCGAGTACATCGACGCCCTGCAGGCGCGCGCCGTCACGCTGATTCCGACGATCAGGGCGAACGCCGTCGTTTTCGCAGAGGCCGCCGCGCTGGTGCTCAAAACCCGCCGATTCGGCGACCAGATCGGCACGCTGCTGGCCGGCGCCTACGGGCTGCACTCGACGAACAGGATCACGCCCGAGGCCGCGCGCGAGTGGCTGGAGACGCAAGACTGGAGCGAACAGACCCAGGATCAGGACGTGTCCGATAAGTCGGAGTGCCTCGGGTGGATACTGGCCCGCCGTGTGAGCGTGCAGGACGAGCGCGGCCACCGGGTCGAGCGCACCATCGGCGAGCTGCTGCGCGTGGCCGTGGCGGGGCTGTCAACCGGAGACATACAGTGCCGCGACGCTACCGAGGAGCTGGCGCGCTGCGGGCTTCGGGTCGAGGCTGACAACCTGCAGATTGCGAACTCGCACCCGTGGATCGAGCGCACGCTGGTGGACACGCCGTGGGAGTCGTCCTACAGCCGCACGCTGTTGCGCCTCGCCCTGTCACGGCGCGGGCCGGTGGTGAATTTCGCAGGCGTGCGGAAACGGTGCGTCGAGGTGCCGCTTGATCATGCGATGTGACGAGTGGTTATAGCGACGAATGGAGTGCAAATAATGCTTGCATAGTATGCGGGAAGTGGTAATCTAGGCACATCGAAGCAAAACACCAACGGACCGACGGAGCAGAAAATGAGCAGACACGAACCGAGAATCACACAGCACAAAGATGGAAGCGTGTACGCACTGATCGTGCGGATCGACCGCGACGGTCAGGAAAATGTAATTCACGGATACGCGCGCCACCTCAGCTCACTGGCTGCGGCGCAAAAATCGACTGCAGCCTACATGGCGAAACACGGCCTTTAACAACCCCCGCCAAGGATGGCGGAACCGACCCACGGCGGAACCGTGGGGCATATCTGAGCCGGCATTGCGCCGCAGTGTCGAGTCAGATGTGTGAACGCTTAGGCGGATGCCTATGCTGGCGGGCAGCGAGCGACGCAGCCGACAGCCGGACAAGCTACCGGACACACATCACCCCGGCCCGTGCACCCTGAAGGGTGAGCAGAACACGGGCCGGACCTTAAACGAAACAGGAGGCAATATGCGCCACATGACCATCCAGCCAGACACCACCACCGCCTGCGTCACGCTCGTGGGCGGCGACAACAGAGGCCCGAGCGGACGGCTGACTATGCCGTCCCAGCGGCTGACAGACCCTGGATTCAAGTACACGCCAGCGTGTGCCACGGATCTGCGCGAGACGTTTCGACGGGCGCGGGAGGCGATGCGATGACCTGCCTGCGACCAGTACGCCCAGCAGCACACCGGCCCGCCTGCACCAGCCGGCGCAAATTCACCACACGCGAGGCGGCTGCGGCTGCGGCGAACAGCATCGCGGTCAGCCGTGGCGTGCACCGGCTGCCGTATCCGTGCGGGCACTGCAATGGGTGGCACTTGTCATGAGCGATCACGAACTGTTGAACCTGGCCGCCAAGGCCGCCGGCATCACACTGGACAGCGACGGCGACCGCGTGGACGTCCGCGACAATGGCGGCGCACCAACGGCATGGAACCCGCTCACCGACGACGGCGACGCGCTGCGGCTGGCGAAAACACTTGAATTAATACTGGATTTCCGCCCGTGGGCTGTCTGCATATGGAAGGGGCGGAAGCAGTACAACTCGTATGGTGGAGAAGCAAGCCTAGAAATGCACCATGTCCGCAATGCAATAGTCAATGCTGCCGCCGAGATCGGGAGGGCGATGTCATGACCATCACCACATTGCGCCGCCGATTGCTTGCCCACATGATGCTATACAGAATGGCTCGCCATTTTCTGCGCGTCGCCAATCACATGAATTTTGCCAAGGGTGCCGCGCTGAACGACTGCCGCAACACCAGAAACCAACTACTAAACACCATGCTACAACTGAGAATCGCGCTGGCTGTACGGGCGGCGCGGAGGGGTGAAAAATGACTATCGAGGTTTACGATATTGTCCGCATCAAAAAAACTGGCCAGACTGGCCGAGTCGCTTCAGTTTCTGCCGTCGGCTTTTTTGACGACTTGCCATGCGAGGACGGCATCAGAATCAGAGACGTTCAAAGCTGGTTTCATCGCAGCGAGGTGGAGCTGGTGCTGAAGCACGACCACCCGAATGCGTCGCCGGGTCAAGTCGGGCACCAATTGCCAACGATTACCCAAGTCGAAAAAATCCGCCACGAAATCGCCGAGCTGGAGGCCGACATAGCCGACCACCTGCAGGCCGATAAGTATCTGGACGGCAAGCGCTTTGGCAAGCGTTTCGGCAACGAGCGGCTGCACGGAACGCGGCTGGCGCTGTCATTTGCGCGTGGCAGGCTAATCGCAGAGGCGCAGTGGCCTGACCTGCTGACGGACGACGAGCGCGACGCCTGGCTGGTCCAGTACCTGCCCATCGCCAGCCAGTACCTGTCCGACCGCCTGCAACTAGCCCGCGACGCCGCCGGCATCCCAGCCCTGCGCCGCCGCACCATATCAGCCGAGACGCAACTGGCCGGCGCAAAGGCGCAGATCGCCCTGCTGGTCAGTGCTGGGGAGAAGGCGCTGGTGGGGGATACTGAGGCGCTGGTGGTGGAGATTGGGAGGGCGAAAAAGTGACCCCGAACAAGCCACCGCTAGGAGTACGACCCAGGAGCATCGCCGAATGGCAGCGGGCGCTGGAAATCACCGACGGAATGAAAAGATATAACGCCGCAGGCATCCACATTCCGAAAGAGTGGATCGACGAGCTGTCGGAGCTTATTTGCAGGACTTGCGGATTACGGCAGCCCGACACACACCGCATCGTCAGCGTGGAACTACTGCGCGAACTGGAAATCGCTATGGAGGATGAGGGATTCGGGGCCATGGCGGATAAAATCAAACACGTTATTGAGGGCAAGTCATGAAAATCCAAAGAGACCCCCGCCCTGCCGGCAATGCCCCGCTGATCCTCGCACTGGTCGGCGCCGCGATCATGATCGGCATCAACATCAAAGCCAACGCCGCCGAGCTGGAGCTGTACACGAGCCACGGCTATCAGGAGGAGCACGCAGCCATGCGCCCAGGCATGACGTACTGGCCGGACGAAATTGTGTTTGAGCTGAACCAGACAGACGCCCCAATGGATGCCTCTGCGATCGTGCAGCGCGCGGCATGGAGCTGGAGCCAGCGCACTGGCAAGACAATAACGTTCCTGGGCACCACCGCGTCACCAGGGGCTGCCCGCAGTGGGCGAGTCACCTTCGTCTGGAAAACGCTTGCTCAGATACGCTACATCACCGCCAATGCAACGACAGCAGCGGCCACAAACCGCTGGTCCTACACCGACACCGGGCACATCGCCGGAGCGATCGTGTATCTTCCGATTGACCGCCCGCAGTGCATGGATCACATCGCCATGCACGAAGGAGGCCACGCGATCGGCATCACCGGCCACGACGGCACACAGCCGACGGACGTCATGCACGCGACGCAGGTGCACTGCCTCGCCGCGCTGTCGCCTCACGACGTGTCGATGGCGCCCTACACGGACCACGCCTGCCACGCGGAACTGATGCCGGACGGCTCGCTATTCATCCCTGCTGTCGAGGGCTGGAGCGCGCACCTGGTGAACCACAACGGCCTGCTGGTCGTCGCCAGAGCCGCGCCAACTGGCTTGAAATGCCCCGACGCCCGGCTGACAGGCTCCACGCTGCTGCTGTCTGATATTCGATCGCCAGCAGGCCGGTGGATGGGCGAGCTGCGCCAGGATGGCGACGTGTGGCGCGTCGTGTGGGTGGCGCCGTGATGTGCGGCGATAGATGGCTTACAACTGGAAGCCCTTGGGAGGGTGATGAAATGACAGAGCGTGAACAGTTTGAGCAATGGGCAAAAATTGATGGGCTAAATATTTACAAAAAAGTAATTGATGGCGATTACGTATTTGCTTCGACAATTGAGGCATGGAAAGGTTGGCAAGCCGCCCGCGCTACTCCAGCACTGCCGCAGGGGGTGGAGGAGGTAGCCTGCTCTCCAACCAAAGGGATGAATTTAGGCGAGCGTATAGCGCATGTTGGAGGCAGAGAGAATGAGGCTGGGTATATTGAGTTTGGTTCTGTCATGGCTGTTGATGCACTTATCAATCACATTCTTAGAGACATCCGGTTCGCCGCAAAGGAGAAGGGAGAATGAGTAATTCAAACGAACCAGCAATGCCAACAGAGTTTTACAGAGATGCGTCACGTTTAGGTCTTACCAAGCGCGAGGCCTTCACAATGGCCGCACTGCAAGGAATGCTCGGCAATAGCGGAATTATAGATAAATTTGGAGGAATAGGGGCTGTAGCAAGAAAAGCCGTAGAAGCTGCTGACATCGCGCTTTCAATTTTGGAGCAAAGCAAATGAGCATTAAGCCTGTTGGCATCATAAGAGTGGACGTTGATGGCGCAGAACTGAGGTTGAGCGAAGAACTGCCGAAGGGAAAGGTCAGTCTGTATTACATCCCCGACACGCACAGGGTTGTGCCGGTGGAGCCTGATCTGAAGCATCACAACAGCTTGGAATCAATGATTCTTTCACACACAGATGTTTGGCGCGAATTGCTATTGACTGAGAAAAGAGAGTCAAGGCGCGATCATCAAGAGAAGTATTGGCAGCATGAGATTGACGCTTTGGATAGCATTGTTTCCGCGCTTCGTTTAGCCATCCTCGCCGCCGCAAAGGAACCCGCAACTTGCAGCGTTTGCGGATTGAAGCGATCAGACACAAAGAACTGCAATGCTCCAGATTGCTCGCCCATCCTCGCCGCAAAGGAGAAGCAATCGTGACTTTGGACGATATTAAGCCGAGTGAAGATGTTGTTATGACGGATGCCTTGCGTCGTGTATTTGCAGCCGCTGGGTGCAAGCCAACAGTGTGCCATGCCTGTAGTCGCAAGATTGAGGTAGGCGACTCTTTCAAACTGGTGCCGCACCTGCGGAAGCCTGCCAAAGCCAGCATTGCCCACCTGATTCCGCACACAAAGCGGGAACTGTACGACTGGGCGATTGACGAAATGTGCTGTGCAAACTGCGGAACACCAGAGCTTGACGCGAGAGACCGCGCCCAAGAGCTTGACTGGTCAAAAACTCGCATAGGCGGGTACAGCCGACCGAGCAAAGCCGCCGCAAAGGAGAAGCAATTGTGAGTAACGGCTCCACTTTCAGATTCAAAATGAAGGCCGTGCCGAAAGACCCGTCTGGATATTATATTCCTAGATGGGCTGAAGCCGAAAATCTTACTGTGCTGGCAAGTGACCGAGACGAGGCGATGAAGAAAGCTACACTGGCGCTCGGAACTAGCACAAGTCGGTGGCCGTGGGCTTTCCTTTTTGAGTCCATAGAAGAAATCGAATACTGGCGAGCAACTGCACCGATGCTGGCCGCAAAGGAGAAGGGAGAATGAGCCTGCCGAGCGAATACGACTCATGGCGCTGCGATAGCTGTCCAGAAGGCAAAGAGTGCCGCCCGATATATCAGCAATGTGATGAATGCAATGATCAAGATGAAGGCTGTGATTCATGTCACGGAGAAGGTGGCGGCCATTACTGCGCGCACGATCCTGAACTTGAGCAACAAGGTGAAAAGGAGCAAAGCAAATGAGCATTAAGCCTGTGGCAAAAGTGAAACACAGCGTGACGGGATTTATCGACTGGTTAGGCCCATTGGATTTAGTTGAAGGCACAAAGCTCTACGCCATCCCCGACACGCACAGGGTTGTGAGTGTGGAGTTGCTGGAGCGCGTCGAAAAATTCTCAGCAGCAGCGCGAGACCACTACAGCGTCATGAACGACGAAGTGTGCCAATCGTATTCGGAGCCGTGGCAGCAAGGCGTGGCCGTGTGCAAAGAGCTGCAAGCCATCATCGACAAGGAGCCACCATGCCCATCCGCATAACCATCGAAACTATCGCCGGCCACCTGGTATCCACCAGGATCGAAGGCGAAGACTCAGAAGCGGCGAAAGCCATGCTTGCAGACAGCATGGCAGACCCGCATCCGCACCCGATAGAGCCTGGCGAGAGGCTGATTATGTCGGATAATGTGGGGGCGG